CCAAGAATGAGAGTGGCTGGATCTGGCTCAACGTCTGATAGAGAAATTGAATTGTTTAAGTCTGCTGTCCCAAATTTAGGAAATACAGTAGAAGGCAATAAAGTTTTGGTTGGCGGGTTGCAATCTATAGCAAAATATAACAAAAAAAGACTTTTCTTAATGGATGAATATTTAAAAGAAAATAAAAGTTTGCTTGGTTTTGGAGAATATGCCGATCAAGAAATTGGCCCGTTGTTCAAGACATACGACTCAGATGAAGACTATGATGAAAAGGTTAAAAAAGGCGAATTGAAAATTGGTGATTTTGTTTATGATGGTGTTTACGAACAATTTAGAGTTTTAGAAAAAGAAGATATAGAAGGAGTTCAATAATGCCAGCACCTAAACCAAAAGATTACGGGAAAAAAGCTCCAGCAGATATTGGATTGGGTTTAGCAAGATCAGTTGGACAAGGTCTTTTATTCGGTTTTGGTGATGAGGTTGAGGCTTATGCTAGGTCTTTAGTAAAAGGCGCTGATTATGAAGACACTCTTGGGATTGTAAGAGAAGAAATTGAACAATTTAGAAAAGAAGCACCTGTAGCAGCGTATGGTGCAGAAATAGCCTCATCCATACCATCTTTTCTTCTTGGAGGAGCAGGATTAGCAAGGGTTGGTTTGACTGGCGCTGGAAAAGTTGGCGCTATACAAAGTGGGCTTTATGGCGCTGGTGTTGGTGAGGATGCTGAAGAAAGAGCAAAATTAGCAGGATTATCTGCCTTAACTGGAGGAGCGATATCTGCGGCAGCAGGAAAAATTTTACCTAAAAAGTCAGAGACAGCTAAAAAATTACAAAAAAAAGGAATACCCTTAACACCAGGTCAGTCTTTGAGAGATTCTGGAACTATTGGATCTTCTTTGATTAGTGCATTAGAGGACTTAACAACCTCATATCCTGGCGCTGGCGCACCAATACAAGCAAAAAGATTAGAAACATTATTGCAAACCAATAGAGTTATTTTAGATGAAGCAGTAAAACCTCTTAAAATAAAAATTCCTAAAAATTTAAGCATGAAAGAATCATACGAATATGTAGATGATGTGATTTCAAAGGAATATGAAAATGTTATAAGTAGGCTGTCCATTAAGGGGACAAATAATTTGCAACAGAAAATATTTAACAATATTGAAAATAGCATACTAGATGATTTAGAGCAGGCAAGAGTTTTAAGAATTTTAGATAAAAAAATGTTAAATAAAATTAAAGACGATCAAATATCTGGAAGGGATCTTAAAAATATACAAACAGAACTTAGAAGGCTTGGAGACAGTTTTTCAAAAAAAGGTGGAGCAGAAGGAGAAATAGGTCAAGTAATAAAAGAAACAAAAAAAATACTTGAGGATGAAATAGATTTACAAAACATTGACTCACAGGCACTAAAGAATGTTAATAAAGCCTATGCAAATTTAATTCCAATAAATGATGCTATGCAACAAGCAATTATCCAAGAAGGAGTTTTTACTCCAGCACAGCTTATAAGAGCAATTAAAAAGACAGATCCAACTAAAAGAAAGGCTGCATTACTAAGAGGTGATAAGCCCTTGCTTGAAACAGCAACGCAAGCACAACAAGTTTTAGGATCACAATTTCCTGACTCTGGAACAGCATCAAGGTTATTAGCACAAGACGTTATCGTAAACCCCTTGAAATTAGGTAAATTAGCACCTCCAGCAATAGCCTCAGAATTATTGATGTCAAGGCCTTTTGGAATGTCGCCTGTTACTGGGTTATTAACCTCGGTAAGCCCTTTAACTAGAGGCGCAACGCCAGCAAGCACAGCAATTCTATTGCAACAAGCGCAGGAAGAAGAAAAATAGAATAAACCATGCCAAGAGCGACCGAAAGAGTTGGTCGATCAGGTGAGTACCTCACAGCAGCACTCCTCTCTCAAATTTCTGATACAGTTCTCATTGTTCCGCATGGCTCAGAAGCGGATATAGTCTTTGAACATGAAAATAAACTCTACAAAGTCCAAGTTAAAACCTCATCTAAAATAAACAAAGGCAGAGTTAATTGGCGATTTGATATGCGTAGAGGATCGCATAGCAGAGATAGACAATATCAACACCAAGCCATTGATATCTTTGCTTTGGTTTGTCTTAAATATAGAAACGCAGTTTTTATCAAGCCTATGGAGCAAAAACAAATAACCATAGCAGACGAACACATGAAGAATAATGATGCTGTAAACAACATTCTTGATATATTGTCTAATATACACTAAACTTCATAATTATACATTGGGAGATGTTATGAAAACTTTAGACGATTTATTTGCTATCTATTGCAAAGACTTATCTAGGAGAGGAACTAAAACAATAGATAAGATTAAACAAACCTACAACAATAATATCCAACCTACACTTGGTCATAAGGATATAACCACTATCATTCGCGGTGATATCGCAACATTACATTTTGATATAAGCGATCGCGCACCCTATGTTGCTAATAAATGCCTAGGCATTTTAAAAGCTATGTATAACCTAGCAATCACTTTGTCTTTGGTTGACACCAACCCCGCATCGCACATTCACAAAAACAGAGAGAACAAACGCAAACGCTACCTCACAAATGATGAGCTAGTAAAACTGTTTGCAGTCTTAGATAAATACGAGAGCAAAGATCAGTACAAGAAGTCAGTCGCATTTATCAAGCTGCTACTCTTAACGGGTGCGCGGAAGGGGGAGATAGCAAAAGCTAAATGGTCTGATTTAGTAGGCAATTCATTGGTTATTAAAGATCACAAAACCGATAAGCTGGGTGATGATAGGATCATTCATCTACCGCCTTTGGCTATGGATGTGGTGAATAAGCTAGATAAAAGCGGTGAATATATCGTTGGTATTAAGACACCGAGAAGGGCATGGGAAACATTTAAGCGCGAGGCGGGGTGCGCGGATGTAAGACTCCATGATATTAGACACAGCTTTGCCTCCTGGTCATTACAAAAGATGAATCTATCAGAGGTTGGTCAGCTTCTTGGTCATAAAGATATTGCAACCACCCAGAGGTATGCTCACATTCACCAAGACCAAGCGATAGCCAACGCGCAGAAAGTCGGTCAGCACATAGAAAGTATTATAGAAAGTAATCTATAAATTATTTATGTCAATGCAAACGCGATTCTCATTTGGTGTATGAATACCTAACTTAATTAGGTATTCAGCTACACGTTGAGGATCTTTTTCGTTTGCACGACAAAACATTACAAAATCTTTCATCAAATCTCTGTCCAAATGAATAGGCTTTTTACCTTCACATTCGTTTTTTACAGGATCATCAAAGTCTGCAAAGTTCATATTCATAACTCCTAGACCTTAGTTTCTATTCTATAAGGCCCAATGTTGTTACCCTCACCATCTACACCATGCACCATCTCAAGTTCTAAGTCGATGTAGTGCTTGGCTTTTAACAAGTCATTCACAACATTGTCCTTATTTCTGGTTACATATTTAACAACATTACCCAGATTCCAAGACAAGTTGTTAGCGTAAATGTAGTCCGTTGGTGATACTTTGAGCTTTTTATAATGATCGCCACCAATTTGTCTGTTGGTAGCTTTATTATCAATCGCTCTATCCCATTGCTCGGGTGTTACATCATCTATACTCATTATTTCTCCTATTAATTTAACTTACTATATTGCATATTCTAATGCTATCGTGTAAATTTAACAACTATAAAGTACAAAAAGGGAGTATTATGGAATTTGAAAATACCGATACTAGCAAATTTTTCGACACGAAAGAGCTTGCACAAAGGTGGAAGATCAGTCCACGCACCTTAGAAAATCAAAGAGGCAAAGGTCAAGGGCCTGAGTTCTTCAAGATAGGTGGCAAGGTTTTATACGATAGAGAATATATAGAACAATACGAAAAAGGAAAAATAGTATCCAATGGCTCACGCAATATTTAGCCCTTCCTCTGCTGATCGATGGTTTAAATGCCCTGCTTCGGCATACCTAAACTATCAAGCAGAATATACTGTTGGCTTGCCAGCAGCTACAGGAACACTCATTCACTCTATGACAGAAATGCTACTCAAGGATCGTTTGCGCGATATGACCTTGCGCGATTATTGGATTGGTCGTAAAGAAGTTGTAGAAGATTTTGAAATTGAAGTAGATGAGGACATGGTTGCCTGTGCTGAAGTCTATGTAGATTACATTGAGAAAAGACAAAAAGAGTTGGGTGCGCGGAGCGTGATAGAAGAAAAAGTTTATTTAGATGAAATATCAGGTAAGTGCTTTGGTACTGCTGACTGTATCTTATTAGCAGAAGATAGAATCTGTGTTATAGATTTAAAGTCTGGTAAGTGGAATGTAGAAGCCATGAAGAATAAACAGCTTATGATCTATGGCTTGGGTGCGCTAACTAGATACGGAGGTGGTAATCCTGATATCACTATGGAACTAACCATTGTGCAACCAAGAGTAAAAAACCAAATCAAGACATTTGAAATCTCAGCACCTAACTTGGTGGAATGGGGTTTTACAGACTTAAAGCAAGCTACAGATGCTTGCGATGAGGAAAGCCCACAATATAACTTTGGAGATCATTGCAGATTTTGTAATGCCAAAGCTGATTGTGATGAATATAAACGCAACTCTGGAGAGTAATTATGACTAAAGAGAACGAAGAACTTACCTTTAGCTTTTCCGATGATGGTAAAGAATACAAGGTAGATGATTTGTCTGATGAACATAAACTTATTTATAACAAG